GTGCACCCGTAGGCGTGGGTTCCGGCATGTTGGAAAAAGACATGGATGAAGATCTGGACCCAGAAGGAATTATGCGTACAGTGCCCAGCAACATGAGTTCTGAAAGCCAGCATCGTCCGATTTTCAAACGTTTGATTGAACTGGCAAAAGGCTAACAAAAATCTGCAAAGTCAGTTGACTTTGCTAAATAGTATCGTGTACACTTTAGTGGTGTACTCATAGGCAAGCAGTACACTTAGGCAAGTAGCAACAATCATAATAGGCAACGAAAGGACAATCATATTATGGCATCTTTAGCAGAAATCCGCGCAAGACTCGCAGCCGCAGAGTCTAACAAAGGCGGTCAATCCACAGGCGGCGACAACGCAATTTACCCCCACTGGAACATGGAAGAAGGACACTCAGCAGTGCTCCGTTTCTTGCCTGACGGTGATCCCAAAAACACATTCTTCTGGGCAGAACGTGCCATGATCAAACTGCCATTCGCTGGCATCAAAGGCGAAATGGACAGTAAACAGGTCCAGGTACAAGTGCCCTGCGTAGAGATGTGGGGCGATCCTTGCCCAATCCTGGCAGAGGTACGCACCTGGTTCAAAGACAAGGCCCTGGAGGACATGGGTCGCAAGTATTGGAAAAAACGCAGTTATGTGTTCCAAGGTTTCGTAAGAGAAAATCCTCTTACCGACGATAAGACACCTGAAAATCCTATCCGGCGTTTCATCATAGGTCCGCAGATTTTTACTATCATCAAGTCGGCCCTGATGGATCCTGAATTGGAAGAACTGCCAACAGATTTGTTGCGTGGTCTGGATTTCCGTGTCGCCAAGACTTCAAAAGGCGGCTACGCAGACTACAGTACGAGCAAATGGGCTCGTAAGGAATCAGCCTTGACCGAAGCAGAACAAGCGGCCCTCCAAGCACATGGTCTCTTCACCTTGGCTGACTTTTTGCCCAAGAAGCCAAACGATGCTGAACTCAAAGTCATGAAAGAAATGTTCGAGGCTTCAGTGGATGGCAAACCTTACGATCCCGACCGTTGGGGTGCATACTTTAGACCGGCTGGCGTAGCGGCTCCGTCAAGCTCTTCACCGAGCCCTGTCGCGACCGACGAGGAAGCCGCACCAGTGGCCACGGCCAAGTCTGCACCTGCTTCTACAGCGAGCAGTTTTGATGAGGATGAAGCACCGGCTGCCACAGCACCGGTAGCCAAACCTGCTGCCGGTGGCCAGAATGCGCAAGACATCTTGGCCATGATCCGCGCACGTCAAAACAAGGGTTGATGTTCTCCGACATCGACTTTGCGCTTTATCCAGATGATTGTGAAGTGGCAGAAATGCCACTTCATGATCAATGGGTATACATGATACAAAAAAACGGTACATCCAGCATAAGGGAAGATCGCAGTGGTCAATTCCGCATACTGAAGAACGAACAGATCAAAGATTTAGACTTTGTTGATATATACATCAGAGATCCCAAAACAAGATACGTCAGTGGTGTAAACACCTTCGTGCAACACACTCTGCGCGATCGCCCTGATCTTGACAAAGATACTGTGACGTACTTTGCTACAAATTACCTTTTTTTGAACAGACATTATCTGCCGCAGATCTTGTGGATATTCAATTTACTACGATGGTTATCACCCACAGCCCGGTTGAGATTGCACGATTTTAAACACTATGGTGACCTGGTAAACATCAACCATCGCGCCTTGATCGACCCTGCAGACACAACGACCCAAGACCAAATACTGGCTGCCGACAATGGCATGGCTCTATGGTGGTTTGCAGATCAGATACTTTTGGACCATGCTGGTCAAACAATGACCTGGAACGCACTACGAGATGTCTATCGCCGACGCTACCCAGATGTCTGGCAGTCCATGACTTCTACAACACAAAAAATGCATCATGTATTGCAGTAGGTTAGATCATTTTGTCAGGCTCAATGCAGATGGTACCATCGGCAAGTGCGGACACATGGTCAATGCGCCAGGGTTTGAGTCTTGGACAGCCATGCAAGACAGTGCTTGGTTGGCAGACGTGCGAAACAAGATGGCACAGGACCAATGGCCCACAGAATGCCAACGCTGTCAGGCCACAGAACGCATGCCACAGGCCCGTAGCATAAGATTAGACGCAGATGGCCGACACAAAATACTATCTCAGATCAAATCGGATTATGTCATACTTGGTGGCGTATTGGACAATGTGTGCAACAGTGCTTGCCAAAGCTGTCAGCCTCAACTTAGCACCAAGATAGGCAGTCTCCACAGCCGAGATTACATACGCATCGACAACAGCTCTAAATTGGCTCTTGTGCCCTGGGATCGCGTGGTGGAAGTAGATGTCAATGGTGGAGAACCTGCGGCCAGCCCCAACTACCAGAAGTTGTTGGACGATCTGCCACCCATGACCCGCGTTTTAAGGATCAATACTAACTGTAGCCGTGTTATGCCTAATATTGAAAACATTCTGGATAGGGGCATCTTCGTAATTATTACCATGAGCCTGGATGGCACCCACGGAGTGCATGACTATGTGCGATGGCCCATACATTGGTCGGATTATCAGCGCACTGTAGCAGTGTATCGCCAGTTGGCAAGCAAATATAAAAACATTCAATTGCAAGCCTGGACTGTGGTACATGCCTTGAACGCAGCCGACATGCCCAATGTGGCTTATTGGTGCCAGAACAACAATATCAAACACTCCTGGGCCTGGTTGCGCGATCCAGATCCTTTGAATGCTGGTTATACCAATTCTTTCACTGTGCGTGCCCGAGAGATTCTGGAATCCAGTGGTGAATCTGTGTTGCAGGACATGTCGAGATTCATAGCCACCTACAGTGACAATCAGTCTTCATTGGATGCATATATCGCGGGCCAAGATGCCCTGCGCAACATTAGTATCAAGGACTATCTATGAATATTGCCATCACAGGACACACCGCTGGCATAGGTCGTTCCTTGGCACGCAGGATGACCGATCTTGGTCATACCGTAGTTGGTATCAGCAAGAGAGAAGGTAACAACATCAGGAATGTGCCCAAAATTTTGCAACAGATCGAGCCCTGTGATTTCTGGATCAACAATGCACAAGCTGGTTATGCCCAGACTGAGTTGCTTTATCGCGTATGGGAGACCTGGCGCGGCAAACCAAACAAGATGATTTGGTTGATATCTACCATGATGACCCGAGAGGTAGGTATAACAGTTATCCCTGGCATGACCGAAGTGGCTGTAGCCGAATACAAAAATCAAAAACGTGCCTTGGAAGATGCTTTCTACCAGATGCGATCTGCATCCTTCACTCCGGCCATGATGCTGATAAGACCCGGACGTGTGGCCACCCAACCGGAGCAGGTACCAGATCAGCATGGAGCCGATGTTGACAAATGGACCGATATCATTGTGGATTTTTACTTGTCGTGCCAACACAATAACCTCTGGCCCGAAGAAGTAAGTCTTGGGTTCAACAAGGCAATCATACGCCTATGATTACACATAACCTAATTGTTCGACAATATGCCAAACTTGTGCTACAATCATGTATAAATCACAGCATAGATCAATGGCAAGGCATAGATACCCTATATTCAATTAACGAGGACTACCATGGCAAAACCTTTTGACGTATCAAAGTTCCGGAAGGAAATCACAAAATCAATCGATGGATTGAGCATCGGTTTCAACGATCCTACAGATTGGATCTCTACAGGCAACTATGCCTTAAATTATCTTATATCTGGAGACTTCAACAAAGGTGTACCACTGGGTAAGGTCACTGTATTTGCTGGTGAATCCGGTGCAGGCAAGAGTTATATCTGTTCAGGTAATATCGTCAAGCATGCACAGGAACAAGGTATTTTTGTTGTGCTAATCGATACAGAGAACGCCCTTGACGAGGCATGGTTGCATGCCCTGGGCGTGGACACAGATGAACGGAAACTGTTAAAACTGAGCATGGCCATGATCGACGATGTGGCCAAGACCATTTCAACATTCATGGCCGACTACAAAGGTCTGCCTGCTGATGAACGACCCAAGGTCATGTTCGTCATAGACTCGGTGGGCATGTTGCTTACTCCCACAGATGTCAACCAGTTTGAAGCCGGTGACATGAAAGGTGACTTAGGTCGCAAAGCCAAGAGCTTGACTGCTTTAGTGCGTAACTGTGTCAACATGTTTGGTAACTACAACGTGGGCATGGTGTGTACTAACCATACCTATGCTTCGCAGGACATGTTTGATCCCGACGACAAGATCAGCGGTGGTCAAGGTTTTATCTATGCAAGTAGTATTGTAGTGGCCATGCGTAAACTCAAACTCAAAGAAGACGAAGACGGCAACAAGATTTCAGATGTCATGGGTATCCGTAGTGCCTGTAAGGTCATGAAAACTCGCTATGCCAAACCTTTTGAAGGCGTGCAGGTCAAGATCCCCTATGAGACAGGAATGAACCCTTACAGCGGACTTACAGATTTGGCCGAGAAAAAAGGCATGCTGAAAAAAGATGGTAACAAACTCATGTTCGTGACCAGCGAAGGAGAAATCATCAAATACTTCCGCAAGGGCTGGGAAAGCAACGAAGATGGTTGCCTGGAAAAAGTCATGCGAGATTTCCAAAATCAGAAGGCCGAGGTAAGTACATCCGAAGAATCATCTGAGGAGGAATAAACATGGCAGTAGATTTAGCACATGATCTGTGGCAAGAGATCAAGAGATACGTTTCGGTGGTAGACAGACACGATGCCGCAGACGCAGTGGTCAGTTTACTCATTGACAATGACTACGATGCTGGGCAGATAAAAGATGCCTTCAAAGGCGATAGTGATATCAAACGTGCGTTGCAGAGTTATCTTAATGATGCGGTAGATGATGAGGACCTCGACGAAGAGGATGAGGACGAGTACGACAACAATTATTGATGTCGAAAAAATATTTTCCCATACGCACAGACACGTCTTGCCAGCTCAAGTGGAACTGGTCTACCTTGTATCTTCATCAAGGTAACACAGCCAGTTGCCATCGCACAGCCAGCAGTGAATTCACTGTTGAAAATTTCCATAAATTTCATAATACCGATCGAAAGCAGCGAGAAAGATCACAAATGTTGCAAGGTCAGTGGCCTACAGACAGTTGTCAATATTGTAAAAACATCGAAGATTCTGGTGGCTTCAGTGATCGCATGTTGCATCTTGAAATTCCAAATATGTCACCGCCGGAACTGGAAAATGATCCTACATCTGTAGTTGTATCTCCAACGATATTGGAAGTGTATTTTGATAACAAATGTAATCTGGCGTGTTTGTATTGCACGCCAGAGTTAAGCAGTAAAATACATCAAGAAAATGTAAAATTTGGAAATTTTGAATCGGACGGTATATCTCT